TATTTTGAGGAATTGGAAGAATATGAAAAATGTGCGCATCTTAAATCAATCCAAAACTTTCTCCAACTTACTTTATAGTTTAATTAGGATTCATGAAATATTATTCGTAACTTCTAGATACGAGAAACAAAGAAAATAAATTAAGTATGAAAAATAGAGAAATAATAATGAGAAGGTTAGAGAAGGGAGATGGGGAGATTGAGAAATTGAGATTTATGTTGAACCGAGGGGGAACGAGAGAACAGGTAGAAGAGGTATTAATCACACTTCGTGAATCGATTGACGATGCTAAGTCATTTATCCAACAAGAACCATTAGGTCCGGGAGAGATAAATACATTTTAATTAAAACCAAAATAAACAGTTATGAAATTGACAGCCGAACAGATCCAAGAAAATTGGAATGTAATGATGGGGTATATAGAGACTTATATATCATCCCCTCGTAAAGAGAAATTAATCGAATTTTACACAAAATATGAGGACCGAATCGTATTGATGCCGGCTGCTCATAAGAAGGAGTATCATAATGCGTTTCCTGGAGGGTATGTAGAACATGTTAATCGTGTTATTCGTTGTGCTATTAAACAATGTGATCTCTGGGATGAAGAGGGAGCAGATATGAGTACTTTTACTATAGAAGAACTTGTATTCTCTGCCCTTAACCATGATCTGGGTAAAATGGGAGATGAAACACAAGAATCTTATATTCCTCAAGATGATAAATGGAGACGAGAAAAACTAGGAGAGGATTATAAATTCAATACCCAGGTACCATTTGCCTCTGTTCCTGACCGTGGATTATTTATGTTACAATCGCATGGGGTAGCCTATACATTCAATGAAATGATAGCAATCCAGACTCACGATGGTTTATACGATGATGCGAATAAGAAATATCTTATGTCATTTATGCCCGAACAAAAACCTCGTACCTCACTTCCATTTATTCTACACCAGGCCGATTTAATGGCTGCTCGTATTGAATTTGAACGTGAGTGGTTACCTAAATTCAAAGGTAACGTGGAGGCCCCAAAGAAAAATTTTATCTTAGAGTCAAATAAAAAAGCACCCTCAAAACAATCGTCTCAATCGAAAGCATTGGGTTCATTGAAAAATGCAGGGCTTAAAACTTTATTAGACAATTTATGATAATTATAATAACAGTATTATCGGTTTTAGTTGTGGTCTTAGGATATACAACCTTTAACCTATTAAGAAAAAACGAAAAACAAGAAGATATCCTCTCCGGGTATATGGCTTACCTAAATAAAATATCCGACATAATTGAAATGTCTGATAAAAAAATGCAGGAAGTTGATGCTAAAGGTAGCTTTAAATCTGATGATGAGGTAGGTTTTTTCTTTATCCAAATCCAAAACATCCAAACTATATTAAATTCTTTCAATATTAAAAATATTAAGTAATGGAAGGGGTTGTAGTTAAGAAAAGAAAAAAAGGAGTACAATACTTCACTCAAGCAACTGAGGATGCTATTGTACTCTATAATAATACTACTGATTTTGAATTAAAAAGTAGAATTTATAATGACGAAATTCATTATGCTTTTTTCAAATTAACTGAAAACATTATCCACACTTTTAAATTTTATTATACTGAGGTTGATAATATTGAGGATTTACAACATGAGGTAATAACATTCCTTTTATCAAAAATACATTTATTTGATCCTTCAAAAGGTGCTAAAGCATTTTCATATTTTGGAACTATAGCTAAACGTTATCTAATTTTATCAAACCAGAAAAATTACAAAAAACGTATAGATACAGCACCTGTTGAAGTTCTTGAAGATGATGAAAATCATTCCTATATTATAGATGAATCATCCCATAATGATCGTTTATCACATTTTATAGATATCTATACAGAACACTGTAGTCAAAATATTTTTAAATTATTCCCAAAAGAATACGATGCTAAGATAGCAGATGCTATTCTTGAGTTATTTAGAAACCGAGAAAATTTAGATATATTTAATAAAAAGGCGCTTTATATTTACATCCGTGAAATAATAGATGTTAAAACTCCTAAAATTACTAAAATAGCAAATCAGCTATACAGCATCTTTAAAGAAAATTATATATTTTATTTGGAACATGGATATACAAATTTTTAGTTTTAATATTTATAATAAACTAATTGTATATTTATGTCACAATTCGATAACGTTGTTTTTGGAAAGAAAAAATTCTCTCATTTATTGGAGGAAATTTATAATAACCAAAAGAAAAAAGACCAACAAGTAACAGCTCTTATAAATGAGCTAAAACCACTTATTTCAGATATAGGTGATGCCACTTTAGTGGTTCCTTTAATTAAGGAATACATGGATATAAGTGTTAAAAATGATGATATTTTAATCAAAATGGCTGCATTAGCACAACGTGCAATGCAAACCCAATCATCAAATGGAGATTTAACAATATCAGATGAAGAAAAAGAACAACTATTATCTGCTATGAATGAGTTAAAAGGAGATAAATAATGGCTAAGTACGGATTTTCAGCACTAAATCAAAACCTTAATGCTAACGCTAACAATGGATTTAACGTAGCAAATGCTATCGCCCAAGCTAATTTAATTAGAGCTGTTAGAGTATTAAGTATTGTTTTAGATGAAAATCATCCAAGATTTCAAGAATTAGGTGAATGGAATGGTTTAGGGATTATTGAATATGAGGATGTTACTAATCCATTACCCTCTCCTTCATTACCTATAGCTAGACCATTAACAGGTAATTTAAAAACATTACCATTAATTAATGAGATTGTTTATATACTTTCTCTCCCCAACACAGATATTGCGACTATATCTTCAAATTCGATTTCATATTACATTAATATAGTTTCACTCTGGAATCATCCACATCATAATGCTTTTCCAACTACACCTAATGCTTTACCTCCTACACAACAAAAGGATTATGCACAAACTACATTAGGTAATGTTAGAAGAGTAACAGATCAATCAACTGAAATATTTTTAGGTAAAACATTTAAAGAACGTTCTAATATACATCCATTATTACCTTTTGAAGGTGATGTACTTGAAGAAGGTAGATGGGGTAATTCAATTCGTATAGGCTCTACTGTAAAAAATACACCAAATAATTGGTCTACAGTAGGTACAGATGGAGATCCTATTTTAATTATTAGAAACGGTCAAGGTATTCAAACAGAAGAAGGTTGGATTCCAACAATAGAAAATATTAATAATGATGAGTCTTCAATATATGCTTCAAGTACTCAAAAAATACCTTTAAAGGCATCATCTGTAAATTATTTTAGTTATAAATCTAACCCACCACAATCCCCAGACCAATATGCTGGAAAACAAGTTATTATAAACTCAGGTCGTTTAGTATTTAATACAACTGTAGATCATATTTTATTAAGTTCTAAAAAATCAATAAATTTAAATGCTATAGATGGTATTAATATAGATACACCTTCTTTAACTATACAATCGGGAAATGTATATTTAGGTTCTAAAAATGCTACCGAACCTATATTATTGGGTAATAAAACAATTGCCACTTTAGATACTTTAATTAATAATTTAAGTGCATTTTTACAAGTTTGTTCTACTATTGTATCAACTGCCCCCGGAACACCAATTGTTCCTTTAAATGTTGCTGCTACACAGTTATCATCACAGTTAAAAGTAATTCAAGGTAATCTTGAAAAACTAAAATCTAACACTTCAAAAACTGTATAATGACTATAACTCCAGAAGAACAAGAACAGGAAAGATTACAAAAAGCAGCTGATGATCAATTAATATTAGATCAACAGGATGTTAATAGTGTAGATGTTAATCAAATTGAAAGTGCTACCCCATCCGAATTAAAGGCAATGGGTATTGCTAAATTGCCTTTATTATTATTAGTAATAGGAAATCAAGTTAATAAAATAATTGAACCTGCTTTAAAAAATTTAATAGCAACATATATAAAGGAATTTACAGATCAAAATACTTGCCCTGATAAAGCAACTTTAGATAAAATAAGACAACAACGAGATTTAATAGTAAGTCAATTAAATAAAATAGGTAAAACATTAAATATCATAACAATATCTTTAACAGGTGTTTCCACATTTTTAAATATATTACAGGGTGTTTTAAATGGAATAGAACTTGCAAAAATAGCAGCAAAAGCAGCTGCAGTAGCCTTTCCACCATTAGCTGCTACTTTACCACCACTTTTAAATACTTTAAATAGTGTAAAACAAGCTACTCTTATTGATGATAAAGGTAATTCAAGACTACAGAAATTAAATTCAATTATTGGGGGTGCTGCTTTAGTAGCATCTATTGTAGGAGGTTATATATTAAATGCTGCAACTTTACTGAAATCAATAGATACATTTTTAGAGAAATGTGATCCAAATAATTTACCATCTCCTATATCAAAAGAAATTCAAGATATAGCAGATGCTCAATTACAATCAAATAATACACAAAATGAAACAACCTATCAAGGTTTTATAATTGAAATAGAAATAATACCTTATACACCTACTGTAAATCGTAGACGTGCACTTGGTAAAAACCAACAAGGTATTACTCTAATACAAACCGAGTTATCATTTACAACAGATGATCAAACTCTAATTAATGAATTAAAACTAATAATTGATAGAGATAATTTAAAAGCTTATTAATCTTAATATTTATAAACAATGAAACCATCAGAATTTAAAAAAATTATTAAGGACGCTGTAAGAGAAGCCATCCAAGAGGAATTAAAAGATATCCTGTTGGAAGCAGTACGCGCCCCTAAAACAGTTGTAACCGAAAGTCTAAGAGACACTTATGCTCAACCACACCTTGAAAAACCAAAACAATTAAACGCTGCCGAAAGACAAGCAATGTTTGGTGGTATTTTAGGTGAAATGCAAAATGGTGGAGTAGCAACATCTCAATATGCGAATGAATTCCAACCACAACCAACCGATAATGTTAATGGAGCTTTACCTCCAGGTGAAGTAGGATTAGATACAATAATGGGTTTAATGAGTAAATAATGGCGTTCGGAGCAAAGAAAATATTTCCT